CGGCGGGGTGAGTTCGGGCCCATCTACAACAGGCGTTCCCGCCAACTGAACCGAAGGGAAAGATTAATGCCGCGTTACGCTATCACCGAGAAGGCCGGGCGCTTCGTCGCCGGGCAGAACAACACCGGGGTCGGGACAGTCCTGACCTTGACTGCCAAGCAGGCGGAGCATGAGCTGCGCCTCGGCACGCTGCGCTCGCTCGATGTGCCGCATGTGAAGGCCGAACCAGAGACCGATGAAGGGCTAGCAGAAACGCTTGCGGCCAAGGTAAGCAAGCCCAAGAAACCATCGCGCATCGAACCTGATCTTGGTGCGGATCATGCCACTGCTGATGATGCGGGCTAACCGGTGGCCACGCGCAGCATAAACCCGTCCGTCGGCCTGAACGCCGTAACGGGCGGTGTGATTGAGGGCTGGCCGCATGTGGCCCAGAGCCTGCAGGACATCTTTACCACGCGGTTTGGCGCCCGTATCATGCGCGAATGGTATGGATCGTTTGTCCCGAACCTGCTGGGGCGCACCATCACGCCTAATGAGGTCACACCGTGGTTTGCGGCGGTGACCTCTGCGATCGAGCAATTCGAGCCGCGCTACCGCGTGACCCGTATTCAGATTGTCGAAGTGACCCGTGACGGACGGCTGCATTTCTTTCTCGAGGGCGAGTACCGCCCGCGCGCCACCTATGGCGACTTCACGGTCGAAGGCGCGCGCCGCATCAATGCCTATGCCAACCCGGACGGGGTGCTGATCGAGGAGCGCGAGGCCCAACCATGAGCCGTTTCACCGCCATCAACCTTTCCGGTCTGAAGCCGCCGGACGTGATCGAGACCTTCGACTACGAGGCGATCGTCACCGAAATGCGCGACGATCTGGTCGCGCGGTTTCCGGCAATCGCAGGCGTCATTGATCTCGAAAGCGAGCCCGCGCGCAAGCTGATCGAGGCATTCGCCTATCGTGAAATGCTCATGCGCGCGCGGATCAATGATGCGGCGCGCTCGGTCCTGCTGGCCTCCGCCTATGGCAGCAACCTCGATCATCTTGCTGCACTGTTTGCCACGCAGCGGATGCAGGTCGAGGACGACACCGGCGTGCTGGTGGCCGAGGACGATGATCGTCTGCGCCGTCGCGTGCAGCTGGCCCCGGAGGCGTTCTCCGTGGCCGGACCTGAAGGGGCGTATGTCTATCACGCGCTCACCGCCGCGCCTTGGGCGCGCGATGCCACGGCGATCATGACAACGCCCGGCCGGGTACGGGTCACTATGCTGCGGGCGGGGAGCGACCCGGTCTCCAGCCTTGGGGAGCATGAGGCTGTTCGCATGTCGCTGATCGACAATGACGTGCGGCCGCTAACGGATATGGTCGAAGTCTTGGCGCCACGGGTGCATCGCGCGGACATCACGGCCAAACTGACCCTCTATCCCGGGCCAGACGGCAATGTGGTGCGCGACCGCGCCCTGTCAGCCTTATCTGACTGGGTGGAAACCAACCGGATGCTGGGCATGAACCTGCGCCGTTCAGCAATCTTCTCGAAGCTGCATGTCGAAGGCGTGCATTCGGTGGATCTTGTTACGCCCGCCGCTGATATCGTCCTCGGGCCGACCGAGGTTTACGCGATCGACGCCATCACCGTGACGGTCGCCACGCTCCGCGATGAATAGGAACCCCGCCGATGGCACGAGAGACCCTGCTGCCGGACAACCGGACGGCTTTTGAGGAGGCGGCTGATCTCACTGGCGCACGCAGTGCCGATTTGCCCATCGGGTTGCGTCCGCTGGTGCAACCGCATCAGATCCCCAGCAGCCATCTGCCTTGGCTCGCTTGGGGTCTGTCTGTCGATCTGTGGGACAAGGACTGGCCGGAGGAAACCAAGCGGGCGCGCATGGCGCGCGCGTTGCCGTTCCATGCGATCAAGGGGACCCAGACCGCCATCGCGGAAGCGATCGCCGTGATGGGGGCCGAGGCGCGGCGGTTCATCGTGCCACCCGCCAAAACCTATCTGTCGAAGGCGCTGACGGAGACGGAACGCGCCGCCTATCTCGACCGCTTCGCACAGCTCAGGGTCTATCCGTTCATCGCCCGGGGTGTTTCCGGTCGGAACACCCGGTATCTGTCCGCACCAGACGGCCCGGGCTCCGCCTTTGCCGGGCCCAACAACCCGGTCTCGGTGCAAGGCACGCGCTATGTGCGCACCGAAAAGCTACATGATCGTGGCCGCGAGACGACCCTGACGCTCCGCACGGTAACGCCAGAACGCGTTGGGGAGTTCAACGCGATTGCCTATGACGAGGTGGTCCTGGCCCCCAAGCCCACGGCAGCCATCCATCTGAACGCCGCCCCCAAAGCCCGCGCCTTCCTGATTGATGATATCGGTGTGCGCCAACGCATTGTCCGCATCCCGCGGGCCGTGTCTTACAGCTACCGGCTGGGCCGGGAGCAATACACAACCGTACTGCCGAAAGGTGAGATGATCGATGTGCGCCCGCAGCAGGTGGCGGAGCAGCACCCGCGCCAGTTTGGAGCAATTTTCCCCGGCGTCCCGTGTCAGCATGTGGCCGGCACGTTCCTGCCTGAGACGATATCCTGGCAGTATCTCTTTGATCGCTGGCACATCCACGACCTGGCCCGCGTGCTCGAGGAGCGCAAGCGTTCCACCCATCTGGGCTACACCCGGCTTGGGATGCCGCCCTACCATGCCGAGGTGCTGACCCGCATCACGGGACGGCGCTATCCGCGCACGGCGGGCCGTTACGTCAATGGCTATGTCGTGGCCGCCAGTACCAAGCCTGTCGCGGATGCGCGCGAGGCGGTGATGATCGCCAAATCACTGCGGGACAAGGTCTTGATCAACACCAAGACCTGGCGCGTGCCGCGACCGGGCGATCGCCGCACAGTGGGCGATATCACACTCGGCACTTTGACAGAGGTTTGAGACATGGAACGCACCGTCATCTACCGCGATCGGCAGGAGCTGCAATCCGCCGATCTCAACAACATGCAGGACTTTGCCCGCACCTCAATGGATCACATCGTTCGCGATGCGGTTGAAAGCGGAAAGGCCTATTCTGGCTTTTCTGCCACCAAGACGGCGGCGACCGAGATCACCTTGTCCTCGGGCCGTCTCTATGCGGGGGGCGCGGTCTATGCACGCGGCGAGGACATCATCGTTGACCTTTTCAACGTGCTCCCACTTGTGACCCGCAAGCGCGTGGCGATTGTCAGCTTCGGTCAGGAGGTCGAGACGGATGTGCAACCGCGCGACTTCCTGATCGATGCGCAGACCGGCACCACTGAGCCGCAATCGGTGGCGATGGAGTCTTTGCGCCGCGCAGAAATCTCAACCGTGGCGGGCACCGAAGGGCCGGACCCGAGCTATCCCGCCACGGATGCCAATGTGACGGTGATCGCCTATGTGCTGCTGGACACCACAGGCGTTGTGGCGATCGAGCAGTGGCAGGCGACACAGCTGCCAAACCTGCGCAATGTTGCAAACCGTGCGATTGCACTCGAGCGCTGGCGCGGCCAGATCAGCGGCCAGGTCGATACGCTGCGCACGGATCTGTCGGCGCTGGCGGACCGGCTGGCAGGCTATGCCACCAAGGCCGAGATTGTGGAATTGACAGAGCAGCTCGATGAGTTGCGCACCGAGGTCTATGCGCCGGGCGCTTATATCTACTACGGCACCAACCATTTCCTGACCGCTGATGGCTCAAATGTCGATCACCCTGATTTTGACGCGGTGGTCGAGGAAGGCATCCGGTTTCCGCGCGCGGGGTCGGAAACGTCAGAGCTGGCGCTGCTGAACCCCAACAACGTCTATATCGCCAATACCAGCGGGTTCGTGCTGCCCAAATACGCCCATAGCATCCGGCTTGATCTGACGGGCTATGCCTCGGAGACACGGCTGGCGCAGTACACCTTCGAGACCACCGACATCCGCCAGCTCACACGTGCCCGCACGCGGCGGCGCTATGGCAACTCCATGGTGGTCTGCACCAACAGCCGCTGGTGGCGCCAAGGCACCTATGATCTGGCGGGTAATATCTTCCGTCGGGATGGCGAGACCTGGGAGGTCACCAACGGCCTGCCGGACCGCATGCCTAATGGCGCGCGCGTGCCCAACGGCAATGTGCACTGGATCCGGGTGCGGCGGTTTTGGATCGACACCTATGAGGAGCAATACTGGGACCGGGTCACAACCACGGCCACGATCAACGGCCAACAAGTGGCGCAGACCTTCCTGAACTCGCAGGATGGCTGGCTGAGCCAGGTTGGGCTTTACTTCTCACGCAAGGCCGTCGCGGGGGATGTCACACTGCTGGTGACCGAGACCGCCTTCGGCATGCCGGACCTGTCCCGCGTGATCTCGCGCACGACGCTGCCGGTGGCGGACATTCAGGTGGGGGCGATCTCGACGGAGGTGGGCCTGCCATCGCTGGTGGAGAGCAAACTGCCGATCACCCCAACCTTCCTGACGGCGGGACGGCGCTATGCCATCGTGCTGGTCACCACCGGTGATCATTATGTCGCCATGACCAATACCGACAACGGGGTGGTGCAGGGCACGTTCTTTGTCTCGACCGATGGCGCGTTCTTCGCGGGTAATCTGGTCGATGACATGAAAATGCGGCTCTACTTTGCGCGGTTCGAGCGCACACGGCTCTCGGTTGAGCTGACAGCGCTGCAGCTGGCGGGCGGCATTCTCGATCTTGATGTGCTGCACGAAGGCGTGACGCCGCCTGCCTGCCGCACGGATATCGAGGTGCAGGTGAACGGGGCCTGGGTGGCGCTGGATGGTGATACCAGCGGCCCGGACCTGTCGGGTCTGCCAGGCATCTTGCCGCTGCGGTTGACGCTGACCGGCACCACGGACCTGATGCCGGGCTTCGGGCTTGCTGGCTCACAGACGGTCGCCACGCGGCCCAAGACGGCCTTCACCTGGGTGTCGGATGAGCGCACGCTCGGCTCGCCCACAACCAGCGTCAAGGTGGTGACGGACCTGCAACATTTTGAAGAGGTGAACCACGATTGTACCGTGACGCTCATGACCGGTGCCGCGCTGGACGGGGTGGAGGCGGCCGATGTGGTTGAGGATGTGGTGCTGGCCGACGGCACGGTGCGGCGGACCTCGATCTTCAACGTGACCTCGGTCAGCACCTACGCGGTGAAGATCATCGGCTCTACGGTGAGCGCGGCGGTGCCGTTTCTCGTCAGTGAGCTGATCGAATACGCCCAGACCTGATCCGATTGAGGAGACAGCTAAATGGCATCCAAACCAACCCACTACCGGGTGACGGTGAACCGTCCCCTTGAATTTGCCGGGGCCCGGTTCCGGCCGGGCGCGCGCTATACGGTGACAGCCTCAATCTACGACGGCCTGCAAGCAGACCATCCCGAGGCGATCGCCACATCCGAGCCGCTCAAGAAAGGGTGACGCCATGCTGAGGTTTGAAGATCTGCGGGTGCGGGACAATCAGGACCTTGATCGGGATTTCTTCAATCGCCGCTACCGCTTGATTGCCGAAAGCCTCGGCGATCTCGATGCCCAGCTTGCGCGCATCCGCGGTGCCACCGACAATCTGGTGGCCCTTGGGCTGTCGCGGGTGAATGAGGTTCTTGGACCGGCTCTCGCGGCGGCTCAAGCTGCAGCGGAAAACGGGTTTCTGGTGGCAACGTCCTCAACGCCGCTTACCGTGTCGGTGGGCCAACACACCACGTTCGAGATCGACGACACGCCCGCGCGGGCGCTCTTTGCGCCCACGCCCTATGTCGTGCTGACGCGTGATGGGGGCGGCAGCCTGAACGACTGGGCGGTGTTTCGGGTCGATAGCTACGCCCGCGCAAATGGCGGGCTGGCGGGCGAAGTGGTGGCCGTTAATGGCGATATCGGGGCGGCGGTGCACGGCGATTGGGTAATTTCTGCCAGCGCGGGTCTTGCAGCTTCCGTGATTGAAACGGCCGCCGCAGTTTCAAGTGCGCTGGCCCTGGCCCAGCAGGCGGCACAGGATGCGGCGGCGGCGGCGGATATTGCCGAAAGCGTTCTGGCCAATGGCCCGGTGTCGTCCGTGAATGGCCAGGCGGGGGAAGTGGCGCTTGGGATCGGGGATATTCCCAACCTCACGGCGCAGCTCGCCAGCAAAGCGGCCAGCACTCATGGCCATACGATTGCTCAGGTCTCCAACCTGCAATCAACGCTGACGGCGCTGCAAGACCGGATCGATCTGGTTGATGGCGGGACGTATTGACGGAGGAGGTGCAAATGCGATCCACCCTGACAGAGATCAGCACCAAGCTGGGCATCACCGATGTGCGCGATGTGCAGGTGGGTGAGATTGTCGATGACGGTGCGGGCGGCTTTGCCCGCGCGATCCGGGTCTTCGGGGAACCCACAGCATCTGCTGGCCCGGCGCTGATCCTCGAGGTGCAGATCCAGTCCGACACGAAAACTGACCTCGATATCACGACACCGACGCTGACTTTCTGAACGTCGGCCAACCGCCGATCCCAAGCATCCCGGATCACCGTAGGGCCCCACGGCCGCGCGGGGTTCGGCTATTCAAGGAGACCCTCTCATGTCCGACCCGACCTTCGGGATATCCATCACGCGGATTGATACTGAGCCGCGCCCGCCCGTCTGGAGCGATATGTCCGTTGTGGGCTTGATCGGCACAGCGCCCGACGCCGATGCATCGGTGTTCCCGGCGGACACGCCGGTCTTTCTCTATTCTGACGACGCCACCAAGCTGACAGCGCTTGGTGCGACCGGCACGCTGCGTGATGCGGTCACGCTGATCAACGCGCAGCTCGGCGAGTTCCAGGTGGCCGCCAAGGTCGTGGTCGTGCGCGTCGAAGACGGGATCGATACGGACGCGACCATCGCCAATATCGTCGGCGACGGCGTCGCGACCGGCCTTCAGGCCTTTCTGACGTCTGGCCCTGAGCTGGGCATCATCCCGCGCCTCATCTGCGCCCCGGGCTATACCAGCCAGCGCGGTGTCGGCGAGGCCAACCCGGTCTGTGCGGCACTGCCTGCGATCTGCGAAAAGCTTCTGGCGCATGCGGTCGTCGACGGCCCGGCGACCACGGAGCAGGATGCCATCGATTGGCGCGAGACGATTGCCTCGCAGCGCCTGATCCCGGTCGACCCTGCAGTGAAGGTGTTTGCAGGTGGGGTGAGTGTCGTTCAGCCGCTGTCGCCCGCGGTGATCGGCATCGGCGTGCGCCGCGACCACGAAAAGCAGGGCCGCCCGTTCCACAGCTGGGCCAACCAGCCGGTGCAGGGCATTGTTGGACCGTCGCGTCCCATCAACTTCTCGCTCACCGATGGCGCGACCGAAGGCCAGCGCTTGCTGTCGGCCAATATCGGCGTGCTCTTGCGCGGTGAAATGGACGTGGAAAGTGCGATCGGTCAGGGTGGCTTCATCTTTGTCGGCACCGACAACGCAGGCGAGGACGACCTCTGGCGGTTCTACAATGTCACCCGCGGGCGTGACTTCATCCACCTGATGCTGCTGCGCACCCTGCGGTTCTATCTCGGGCGGTTCAACATCACGGGCCAGACCATCCAGGCGATCCTGAACACGATGGAAACCGGCCTGCGCAACCTCAAGGCCGATGGCGACATCCTGGGCTTCGAGATGAAGTTCACCCGCGATCAGAACACGCCCGAGGAACTGCGCCAGGGCCGCTTCACGGTCAGCTTTGCCGCCGAGGAGGCACCGGTCCTGCGCTATCTCGGCATTCAGTCCGCGCGCTACCGCCCGGCGTTGGATGCGCTGCTCGATGATCTGCTGGCGCAGGTCGGCACCATCACGGGCTGACTCCGCCACATCAAGGACTGGCTGACCCGCCTACATCAAGGAGAGGCTCTGATGAGCAACATCTACATCATGGAGGCCGCAAACCTGTTTTGCGGCGATGAGAACCCCACGGCCTCCAAGCACCTGACGCTGACCGAGTTGCAGCTGCCCAACCTGCAGGAAATCACCCAGGACCATCATCCCGGCGGCTCGCGCGTGCAGATCGAGGTGGCCCTCGGCATCCAGAAACTCGAGGCCAGTTTCAAGCTGGCGGGGTGGGATCCGGACCTGCTGACGCAGTTTGGTCTTGGGGCCACCGCACGCAAGAAGTTCACCGCCTACGGTTCGGTGCGCGACAAGCGCAACGGTGTGGCCATTGAGGCCAAGGCGGTGCTGGAGGGGCGTCTGGGCACGGCCAATCCGGAGGCGTTCCAGCGCGGCGAGTTGCAGGGCTTTGATTACGCCATCAACGAAATCCTGCATTACGAGCTCTATTTTGAGGGCGCCGAGAAATATTACTGGGATTTCTTCACCACCGACTGGCGCGTCAACGGCACATCGCAAAACGCCGACGAGCGCGCGATCTTGCGCATCCCCAACGGCTTTTGAGGTGATCCATGTCTGACCCCAAGACGAAAACAGTCTCTCTTTCGGTGCCGGTGACCTTCGAGGGCCGCGAAATCACCGAGATCCGCATCGCCAAGCCCAAGGTCAAAGACCTAAAGCGCATGAACGCGGCGCTCGACGGCATCACCGACCGTCTGGATCAGGGCATTGTCATGGCCTCGGCGCTGACGGGCTATCCGGTCGAGATGATCGAGGATCTCGACACTGACGACTTCACCGCGCTGTCGGAGGTGATTGCGGATTTTTTCCCCAAGGGCACGGCTTCGCCGCCTGGCGATCGGTCGTAGCTGAGGTCGCCCACTGGCTGAACACGCCGCTCACGGCCTTTGAGGAGATGGATTGGTCCGAGGTGGTGCTTTGGCACGCCGAGGCCCGGCGTCTCGCGCGGGCGGCGAAGATGAGGTGATCAGATGACGCAGATCACATCCCAACTGGTCATCGAACTGCTGGACCGGGTGACCAGCCCGGCGCGTCGGGCGGCCAATGCGCTGGCGGGCATCTCGAACACGGTCCGTGAGACCAATGGCCAGCCCATCACCTTCGGGGACCGCCTGAACGCGGCCATCACCCGCAACAACCGCGCCTTGGCTGACGCGCGCGGCGGGCTGGTGGATGCGGTGGCCAGCTTTTACGCCCTGCGCGGCGCGATTGGCGCGCCGATCCAGGCGGCCTCGGATTTTGAAAGCGCCATGGCCGATGTGGCCAAGGTGGTGGACTTTCCAAGCCCTGCAGCCTTTGCGCAGTTCCAGCAGGACCTGTTTGCGCTGTCGCGCGACATTCCCATCGCGGTGACGGGCCTTGCGGAGATTGCCGCGGCGGCGGGTCAGGCCGGGATTGCCGGGCAGGACCTGATCCGCTTCACGGATGCCGCCGCCCGGATCGGGGTGGCGTTTGATATCAGCGCCGAGCAGGCGGGTGGCTCGATGGCCAACCTGATGACGGCGCTCGGGCTCACCATCGACGAGACGGTGTCGCTGGCGGATGCGATGAACCATCTGTCCAACAGCCAGGCCTCAAGTGCGGCGGATATTCTGGACGTGGTCCAGCGTGTGGGCGCGCAGGCGACCATGTTCGGCTTTACCGCAGAGCAAACATCCGCCTTCGCCTCCGCGATGCTGGCAGCAGGCTCGACCAGCGAGGTTGCTGCGACGTCATTCCGCAACATGGGGGCGGCGCTCACAAAGGGCGAGGCAGCCACCGCCGGACAACGCCGGGCCCTACAGGCGCTTGGACTGGACGCGGAAGATACCGCGCGGTCCATGCAGGAGAATGCGGTT